GAAGAGATTGACGATGCTATTGAAAAATTAAGTTTAATGCCTGAAGATGGTGTATTTGTTACTTCCGAAAGAATTAAATTAGAAGTTAAAGGTATGCAAGGTGAAGCTTTAGAGATCAAGCCTATTTTAGAGTACTTCGAGAAAAGAATTTTTTCAGGAATTGGTTTATCGGAACTCGAAATGGGAAGATCCGGCCAAGCAAACAGAGGAACTGCAGATACATTGTCTGAAGCCGCTAGAGATCGAGTTAAAATGANGCAATCAATTNTTGCAGATCAAATAACCCATAAAATTATAAATCCATTTTTATATGAGGGCGGGTTCAATCCTTTAATGAATCCAGATCATATTGTTGAATTCGAGTTTAAGTCAATAGATATTGATGAACAGCAAAAGAAAGACAATGGTGCTGTTTATCTTTGGGAGCATAACGCTATTACATTCCCTGAGCTTAGAAAAGAGCTTGGAAGAGATCCAATTGATGATGAAAGCGAACTTCATTTTAATAAAATCACTAAATCTCACCCTCGTTATGATAATACTAAAGAAACTGACAACAAACAGCAGCCAGAAAATCAGTATGGCAAAAAAGCTAATAAAGATAAACCTGTTAATCAATAATTTCAAGTATATATATATGATTTATATAAGTTGGTCGGAACTTATTTAAAGCATATTATATAAATAAATATTTCTTAGAACGATTTTAATTCGTTTAAGGAGGTGTTTTGCTATCAAATTTAAAGAAACTTTTGAATTAAAAATCAATAGAGATAAACCTTTAGTAGTTCAAGAGTCATCAGACAAAAAAGAAAATGAAGTTTTAGAGGTTACAGCTGAGGTTATCCATGCTGGTACAACTAAAAATCATACTCATTACAGTTCTAGTGAATTACAATCCTCCTTAAGAACTTGGACTTTCCCTTATAAAAGACCTGTTTTATTGCATCATAATAGTTATAATGGAGAACCAATAGGCAGGATTACTTCCGCAAGATGGGTTGAAACTGGTAGATTTGGTAAATCTGCTGTAGAGACAACGGCAGAAATTACTGATCCAGATGCAATTCAAAAAATTAAGGATGGTAGATACAATACTATTTCTGTAGGAGGTTCTGCAGAAAACATTTATTGTAGTATTTGTCATAATAATTACGCCGAAAAATATTGCGAACATATTCGTGGTCGAATGTATGATGGTAAAGTGTGTGAATGGGTTATTTCAGATATTACTTGGGAAGAATGGTCTTTTGTTAATTTGCCTTCGGATGAATATGCTGGTGTTACTAATTATTCAACTAAAGAAAACCTTAATTTATTTACTAATCAAGAAAGTCACATATTTGCCGCAGAATCTATAAAAGGAACTTTCTTTTTTGAAAGTGCAAATGATAATAATCATGACAACAAAGGAGGAAAGCCAATGGATGAGCTTAAAAAAAATCTTAAAGAAATGCAAGAAAAGCTTAATTCTGCACTAGAAGAATTAAAAGAATCTAAAGCTTCTGTTGAAACTTTAACTGCTGAAGCAAATTCTTTAACTGAGCAACTTGAAGAAAAAACTAATGAAATTGAAACTTTAAAAGAAACTAAAGTTCAATTAGAAACTACTATTGAAGAATTAACTCAAGAAGTTACATCTTTAAAGTCTGAAAAAGAAGAATTAGCTACTAAATATGAAGAGTTGGTAGCAGAAAATCATAAACAAGTTGCCGAACAAGTTGTTGATAAAAAAATTAGCTTAGGTCGAATTTTAGAAGAAAAAAGAGATGAAGCTATTACTTCTCACTTAGAAAGAAGTTTAGATTCTCTCAAAGATAACCTCAGAGATCTTGCAGAAGAAAAAAATACATCAGCAATATTACCTAGAATTAAAGACCCAGGTGCACTAGAGTTAGACAATATAAATGAGCATCATGAAGATGAATTAAACCCTAATTTAAAAGATATTTTATTTAAAGCCTTTTCAGGAAAAAGATAATTCACTTAAAATCAAGGAGTGTGAAAATTAATGGCAATGTTTGAAGGAGCCCGTAGAGTAAAAGGTACTCCTACGGATATCAAACGCACAAATAATAGACTAGTTGTTAGCGATAACATTGTTGCTGTTGCTGACAAATGGTTAGCTGACCCGCGTCTTCCTAAACAATTTAAATATCAATTTGGTGGAGATTCAGGTTGGGTTGTAATTCCTAAAGGAAAAATTGTTTCAGTTGTTCCTGACCAGCCATTTAAAGAGTTCGAATCTCAACTTATGTATAACGGATTAACTATTGCAAATGGCGGCGAAGATGTTGTAGAAGATAATCAATATGCTATTGATAGAGGATCTCGCAAAGACTCTTTAACTTATACTAGGGTAGCAAATATCCCTGTTGGTGTTGCGCCTTATAATATCTATCAAAAAATCGATGATCGTTTTAACGGAAATCTACCTACTTTCTTACGCAGAAGTTATATCGAGCTTCCTTGGATTCCAGAAGCTGCACAAGCAGATCTTTGCAAATGGGGCCATGTAAGAGGAACAGATATTAGACCAGGTGACTTTTTAAAGTCTGACAAAAACGGCAATTTTGTAAAATGGGATTCTGCAAATGACGACATTACCCAAAGAGTAGCTCAAGCACTTTCTGTAGAGCAAAATATGCCTCCTGAAGGTTGGTTGCAATGGGTTTATCGAGAAGAACAATGGGGTATTCGTCCTTGGAATAATCGTTATGGCAAGGATACAAATACCTCTGGATTTAGAGCAGAAGATATGTCTATGGATGGATATCCATATGATCCTGCTTATATGGATGGTTTTCCTCGTAAACGTCCATTTGGAAATATGTATGGTCCAGAACCTTTAGAAGGTTTACATGATGGCTCTAATATTGAAACAGATATTGTTGAAGAATTAGTCGGTAAATTCCCTAATGAAGTAAAAGATGATGATGTAGTTTACTTTAGAACAAAATCTACTCCTATTACTTCTGCAGATGACGTTGTATTAGTAGCTAAAAAAGGAACTGAAGTAGTTGACATTACTGACATGATCGACAGGATCGATTGTGAAAGTGGATTAATTAAGGTTCTATTCGATGCAGATGAAAAGTTCAATGATGTTTTAGATGGAGATGTATTTGTAACTTATAAAGCTACAGGTCAAATTCCAGGTCTTCCTGTAAATTGGGATCAGCTTGGTGGAACCGGTGTAATTCGTTTAGACTTAATGTTTTAACTAAAAACTGCAAGAATTCCCCCATCTTCTATAAGTGGGGGATGAATTGCTAATATGTTTGACATGGGTGTGCTAAAGAAAATGGGTTTGTCTTGAATGCGGCACACATCACGATAGAGACATAAATGTAAGTAAGAATCTACTGAAATTAGCTATATAATTTTGGTACTATCTGGGTAGGAACTACCCTTAGAGCCTAGGTAAACTTGTTCCGTTGGGAATATTGACTAGGAAGCTTCCACTTCAACGAATGTAATGAGTAAGTGGTGAGCAGTTCACAAATATGTGCCCACTTAATTAGACTAAAAGGAGGAAATAAAATATGGCAATGCCTTTTGCCGAGAGACTATCTAGAACCATTCAAGGCGACAGAACTCTCAAATATGAAGAACGTGTTAGCGTTAGAGAAGCATTATCTACAGCTGATGCTAGCGTTTTAATTCCAGAAGTGATTAGTGGTATTATGCTAGAAGCTGCTGAACCTAATTATTTAGCTTCTAAGTTTTTCCAAAAAATCCGGATCGAAGGATCTGGAAATTCAATGACTTTCCCTGCGGTAGGTGCACTACGGGCTCATGATATTCCCGAAGGCGCCCCTTACCCTGAAGAAGTTTTAGATATTAATCTATTCGAATCTCCATTAGAAGTTCGAGTAGGTAAAGTGGGTCTTAAAGTAGCCATTACTCAAGAAATGGTTAATGATTCACAATGGGATGTAAACACATTAGTAGCCTAAATGCAGCTATCAATTGCATCCCCTACTAGCAATAGTAGTTAAAAAAACAGCGCTCAATCGGTGAAAGCTAAGAATTTATAAAATTTATGCCAATACCGAGGGGTATCTCGAACTGAAAATTAGTTGTCTGACGAGCCCTGTAACGACTTAGCATTAATATGCTGGATAGTAGTTTCTAAGTAAAAACTTAAATTTATAACTATTATAAACGCGCTGCCCCTTTTAACAAAGGGTGAAGGTATAGTCTACACCCATAGAAATATGGGATTTAATGAATTGGAATGCATTTACGTGCAGCTGGTCGAGCACTAGCTCGCAAAAAAGAAGAAAAATGTTTTAATTTATTTAGTAAAGCTGGCCACATTGTTTATGACAATATGTTAAGAAGTCAAATTCCAGATGCTGGTACTTCCGGTAAAGATTCTAACGGTGACTTAAATGATACTTTAAGCACTTCTGATATGATTAATCTTTTCTTAAGTTTAATGGCCAATGGATACACGCCAACAGATGTATTTTTACATCCACTTACTTGGTCAGTATTCATGCAAAACAGTTTAATTGGTGCTTTCTCTCAAGGTGCTCTAGGTGGATATGGAGTCGATTGGAATTCTAATATTAATAAACAACATGCTCCTACAATTAATCTAAATCCTGATGGAGTGTCCGGAAGATTACCTTTCCCAATTAGAGTTAATTTCTCTCCCTTCATTCCTTTTAATAGAGCTACACAACGTTTTGATATGTATGTTCTTGATCGAAATGAAGTTGGAGTTTTAATTGAAAAAGAAGGCATTTCTACTGAACAATTTGATGATCCAAACAGAGATATTTTAAATCTAAAAGCTAAAGAGCGCTATGGTTACATTCAATAGGCCCGCTTAAATAGTAATATTTAAGAATGTACTTGGCTATATGCTGGGACGAACCCGTGTATCCTTATTTGGCAACGAATAAGGTGGGGTCAATCAGCAGGGAAGTCGTAAATGACCCCTCACAGGCCACACGCCAAGCACCCTACATTAGAGGGTGAAGATATGGTCGGACCCTTATGGCGACATAAGGAGCTAAACGGAACAGAAACGATTTAGCCACGCTTTATATAAGCGGAGTAACAAAGATGCTAGGGCTCTTAAATGAAGGNCGTGCNGTTGCAGTNGCAAAGAACATTGCTCTTGCTCCTACATATCCAGACCCAGCTGTTGTTCGAGTAATCGAATAATTTTAACTAATTAGGGGAGGGTTTTCCCTCCCCCCCCAACTTACATATAACTTTTCAAATTTATAAGGAGGAGTTTTAATAATGGCAGTAATTGCTAAAATGTATGCTAATACACCACGTCTTGCTTTTACAGGAGCTTTATCTAATCTAAACTCTGAAGATACCAATCTAAAGGTTATGCTTCTTAGTGAAGATTATAATCCAGATCAAAATGAACACTCAAAACTTTCTGATGTAGAATCTTTTGAAATTGAAGGAGTAGGATATTCAGCTGGTGGTGCTGGTTTAGAAAACCTCAAGGTAACTACTAATAATGGAGTTACCACTTTTACAGCTGATGAGGTTGCTTGGGAAAACGCTACTCTTACTGCAAAATATGCAGTAGTTTATGATGCTGACGCAGATGATAATCCAGTCTTAATTTATATTGACTTTGGCGAAGATGTATCTGCACATGACGGTACTTTTAAAATCGTTTGGAATGCAAATGGAATTTTTACTGTTTCAGTAGCTTAAGGAGATTTTTATGGTTAAAAAAAATGCAATAATTAATGTTCCTGTAGCAAAGGTATCTACTAGTAAAAAGAAAAATGATAAAAAATAATTATTTATGGGAAGGGGTTTATACCTCTTCCCTACCCTTATATAATTAAAAAACTAAACTTGAAAATAACTTAGAAAAAGATCTAATTTATATACATTTTT